CAGCCAATGATGGAATTGTCTCCGAATCTCCGGGAAAAATTCTTAGATCGGGAAAGTCAATGGTGTGAACTACAGTTTCCAAGTATGTATATCGCACTTATGGGGGCGAACTCACCGTCAAACCTATCCAGCCGGCCAGCACGATATATATTTTTTGATGAAATCGACAAGTATCCGAAGTGGTCTGGGACAGAAGCCGGCCCGCTAGAATTAGCCGAAGAACGAACAAAGACATTTTATAACAAAAAGATAGTCAAGGTATCTTCTCCAACGCTAAAAAGGGGGAACATTTGGCAAGGTTGGTTAAACGCCGATGCAAAATATAAATATTATGTTCCGTGCCCACATTGTGGAGAATTTCAAGTCCTGGAATTTAAACAGATAAAATGGCCGGAAGACAGCACCCCACAGCAGGCGAAATATGCCGCATATTACGAATGCAAGTCCTGTCATGAGCATATTGACGACCGTCATAAAATGCCGATGTTGCGTGCAGGCGAATGGCGACGAGTAAAAAAAGTCAACAAAGAATGGGTTGAATTAAAGAACGTAAAGGGACGGGTGCATTCGGTTGCCTATCACTTAAATTCAATTTATTCTCCGTGGCTGACTTTTGGCGACGTTGCCGAAAAGTTTTTGTCGTGGAAAGACGAGCCGGAAAAATTGATGAACTTTATCAATTCGTGGTTGGCTGAACCTTGGGAAGACAAGGCAAGCAAAATGCAATCTGATGTTGTTATGGAAAAACAGGGCGAATATGAACAGGGCCGCGTACATGAAAAAGCGCAGCTGCTGACGATGGGTGTCGATGTGCAGCTGGATCATTTCTGGTGGAGCGTTCGCGCCTGGGGACCGGATTTGACCAGCTGGCTTGTTGATTACGGTCGGGCAGAAACCTGGACGGACATTGAGGCTGCCATGAATCGGAATTATTGTGATGCGAATGGCGAGATTTACAATGTGAATTTATGCTGCATGGATTCCGGCTATAACCGGGATGAAGTTTACCAATTTTGTGCAAAATGGGCAGGCGTATGCGTACCGACAAAAGGGGCGTCGAAGCAAATGACGTCACGATATAGCGTATCGATCATAGATAAAGGCCTAGGAATCGGCCTACGCCTTTATGTTTTTGATGCCAATCAGTTTAAAGATTTTATTGCTGGACGATTGTCAATTGAAGCTGGCGACAAAGGCAGCTGGAATGTATACGATGGCATCGATCGCCGGTATTGCGATCAGATATGCGCCGAGCAGAAAGTCGAACACAAAGACAAAAAAGGGAGAGTGACTTATACATGGGAACCGATATCAAGCCACGCGCAGAACCATTTGCTGGATACAGAAACAAATAATGCTTTGGCAGCGGAAATACTCGGCGTGCGGTATTTGACCGATGAAATTGAAGAAGAACCGGAAAAACCGACAAACGAGCCGCAGAATGATTGGTTTGGTCAAACAAAAAATTGGCTATAAAAGGGGGTGAACCATTTGCAGACATTGGAAGAACAACTCGACCGTGTGCAAAATGCAATAGCAGCCATTGAAGAAGGGGCGCAGGAGTACCAGATTGGCACCAGGAAGCTGACCAAGGGCGACCTTGCGACGCTCTATAACCGCGAAGGCGATTTAAAAGCAGCTATTGCCGCACAAAATGGCGGCAGGACAACATTCGCGCAAATGGGAATGCTGTGAACATCCTGGAAAAAGCGATATCGATTGTATCGCCGGAATGGGCGTATAAAAGGGCTGCATTTGCCGACGCCGTCCGAAGCTATGACGCGGGGCGGATTGATCGTTTCAACGACACCTGGACGCCGATCAATATGGACACAGAGAACTCGGACAAGATGCAGCGCGATCTGATCAAAGCCCGGGCTCGGCATTTGGAAGACAATAGCGATATGGCCGAATCAGCAATCGGATCAATCGTCCGCAATTCCGTCGGCACTGGTATCCAGCCACAAGCCAGAACGCCGGACGACACAATAAATGCAAAGCTGGAAGACCTTTGGAAAGAATGGATCAAGCAGGAAAACTGCGATATCACAGGACAGCAAACATTTTATGAAATGCAAGAGCTGCTGCTGCGCCGAAAAGTAGTCGACGGGGAAAGCATGGTACGCAAAGTTTATGATAAATCCGCACGGATTCCGCTAAAATTACAGCTGATTAAGCCGGATTTACTGGATTCATACTTATTGACCGCGCCAAAAACAAACCGGATCATTCGGTCAGGGATCGAATTAGACGATTATTTAAAGCCTGTCGCGTATTGGATACAACACAAAAGCCCGGATGGATACATCACATATCAGTCCGACCGCGTGCCGGCAGATCAGATTTTGCACCTGTGGCGGAAAAAGCATGCAGACCAGATCCGGGGAATATCAGAACTGGCAACAAGCATACAGCGCATAAATGAAACGGATGAATATTTGCGAGCGGAAACAATCGCGGCAAAAATAGCTGCTTGTTATGCTGTTTTTATTACGACGACAACGCCAGGGGGGAACCTGACCGTTGGCCGACAGACAAAGGACAAAGAAGGGAAGCAACTGGAAAGCATTCGCCCAGGGATGATATCAAAATTACGCCCAGGCGAAGACATAAGTGCGGCAAATCCCGGACGGTCTGCGACAACAGCTGGCGACTATGTAAAAATACAGCAGCAGCTTACAGGCTCCGGTCTGGGCTTGTCGTATGAGCTTGTCAGCCGTGACTTTTCCAGGGCAACGTTTTCAAGTGCCAGGCAGGGACACCTGGAAGACCGGCGGACATTTCTACCAATCCAGGGCTATATGATTTCTCACTGCTGCCGGCCAATATGGGAGGCTTTCGTCGATGCTGTTGTCTTGGCCGGACTGGTGAACATACCAGATTACTGGACAAATAAAGAGGCATACCTGGCCGCTGATTGGATCACACCGGGATGGGAATGGATTGATCCGCAGAAAGAAGCAAATGCGGACGTAACACTGATGCAAAACGGCGGAATGACGCTGGCACAGTGGTGCGCACGGCGCGGTTACGATTGGCAAACTCAGCTTGACCAGATGGCCAAAGAAAAAGCATATGCCGAAAGCAAGGGGCTGGATTTGCTGATTCACAAGCCGGAGGCCGTCCAGGCGGCAGAAATGAACCACAAGGAGGGAGAAAATGGGGAAGAATAACAAAAACAAATCAATGTTTCGCGAAATGACGCTCGACCGGGCTGCCGTAAAAGACGACCGCACGGTCGAGCTTTCATTTTCCAGCGAAACACCATACAATCGCTGGTTTGGCCCCGAAATATTGAGCCATGAGCCGAGCGCTGTCGACTTGACACGGCTGGAAGAAATCGGTGTGCTGCTTTTTAATCATGATTCATTTACACCGATCGGGCAGGTTTTATCTGTTAGATTAGACGAAGCGGCCCGTAAATGTACTGCAATTGTGCGGTTTGACGAGGATGAAGAATCCGAAAAAATATATCAGAAGGTCTTATCCGGCACGCTGAAAGGCGTATCGGTAGGATATAGAGTCAGCGTATGGGAAGAAGTGAACCCGAACGCTATGAGTACAAACGGCAGATTTGCCGGACCGTGCTCAATAGCGACGCGGTGGATGCCATACGAAATATCAATTGTCAGCGTACCGGCCGACGCCTCTGTTGGCGTTGGAAGATCCGCAGACCAAGAAGAAGGGGAGAATAGAAACATGTCAAAGAATCAGACCACGCCGGATGTACCGCCGGCAGATAACGACCAGGAAAGAGCATTGCCGCCGGTAGCACCGGATGCACCGCCAGACGTAAACGATGCAGTGGCAAGGGGGATCGTCGCAGAACGTGCCAGAGTGGCCGAAATTGGATCGATGTGCCGCTCGTTTAACATGGACCCGCAGGAATATATTTCAGGCGGGAAAAGCGTGGAGGAAGTCCGCAAGATCGTCCTGGAAAAAGCAATGGAGAAAAATAAGCCGACGCCAATTTCGGTAGGAAAAGAAGATATTGAAAAATTCCGCTCAGCCGCCACTGATGGCATGGCTATGCGCGCCGGCCTTGCTATCGAAAAGCCGGCAGAAGGGGCAATGGATTTCCGTGGCATGAGTTTACTGCGCTTGGCACAGGACTGTATTGAACGCCAGGGCGGTAAGGATATGCGCTATGCAGACAATGACACGCTGATTCGCGAAGCTTTGACCGGCACAGGAGCATTCCCGGGGATCTTATCCAATGCGGCCAATAAATCAATGGCTCAGGCATATCAGACAGCCCCGACAACCTTCCAACTTTGGACGGCAAAGGGCTCAAATACCGATTTCAAGGATGCGACGCGCTACAGATTAAGTGAGGCGGATGAATTGGAAAAAATCGGTGAGACGGGAGAGTTTAAGGATTCGAAAATCACTGAAACGAGTGCTAAAACCAGCATTGCAACCTATGGCAAATCGTTCGGCATCAATCGCCAGGCTATTATCAATGATGATATGGGTGCACTTAATCAGATACCGGCACTGTATGGCGCTGCCGCTCGCCGCATGATAAATCGCTTGGTTTACAAGATCATTACGGACAATCCGGACATTGAAAAAGCAAAACTTTTCCACGCAGATCATAAAAACCTGGGCACTGGTGCATTGAGTGTTGTCAGCCTTGGGATAGCAAAAGCTGCAATGGCTAAACAGAAAAATATCGGCGGCAAAGAAGCATTAAACATTCAGCCGGCATACCTGATTGTGCCGGTGGATCTTGAAACCCCGGCAGCACAGCTGATTTCGTCTGTTGTTGACCCGAGCAAAAGCAATGCGACGCCGAATCCATTTGCAAACAAATTGTCAGTCGTATCAGATCCGACGCTGGAAGATGCCACACCGTGGTACCTGGCCGCCGCACCGGGAATGTGCCCATCGATCGAAGTCACATATCTGAACGGCGTCGATCAGCCGACCATGGAAAGTACAGTGCTTTTCAACACGCTCGGCATCAAGTGGAGAATTTTCCTTGATTTTGGCGTAAATCTGATTGATTTCCGTGGGCTCTACAAGTCCACTGGCATATAAGGAGGAATGAATAAATGGCAACAGCAGTACACATCCAAAAAGGGGACATTATTGATTTTACAGCGACAGCGGATGTCGCTTACCTCGAAGTGGTGCCACTGGCTAATAAAATCGGGATCGCTTTGGAACCTATTGCAACGGGCAAAACAGGATCTTTGTCTGTGACTGAAGTTTGGGAATTACCGGCTGCGGCGCCGCTTGAAATTGTCGCCGGTGATACTGTTTACTGGAATAAAACGAACAGCAATATTGATAAAACGAATAGTGGCGTTTTGGCGGGATTTGCAATAGCCGCCAAGACTGCAGCGGGGACCACTGTTCGGGTAAAAATCGGCTAATGTCGTTTAAAGATGTTCTAGCGGCGGACATGAAGACTGTATTTTTAAATACAAAAGAATTTGCCGAGATCCATAAAATTGATGGCGAAGAAATAACCTGCATACTTGACGAGGATAAATCGTCGCAAAATAAAACCGATGGCGTATATAATATGCGCCGTCGGTTATTTGTTTCCTTGGAAGCTCTTGGCTATCGGCCAGAGCCGAAACAAAAAATAAAGATCGACAACGACTTTTATTACGTGGTGGATTGCATCGACAACGACATGCTAGAAGTTATGCTGGAGGCCCGGCAATCATGATTGAATTTAACGTCTCACAAATTGAGCGAGCAGAAAGACTGTTGGGAGAAATCCCGGGAGCATTGCCAAAAGCGCAAGCGTCTGCCATTAACCGCAGCTTGATTACAGCGCGGGCGGAAATCGTCCGGGCAGTGAGAAAAGAATATGTGATTAAAGCAGAAGACGTGCGCAGCACGATAAAGGTGACAAATGCAAATGCAGCATCACCGATAGGACGGATCAAGTCAATGGGCGGGCCGATCCCTTTGGTAAAATTTGATGTCAGCAAAGACAATCCGGTTCGGGCTAGGGTAAAAAAAAGCGGCGCAAAGAAACCGATAAAACATGCATTTCGGCAAACCATGGGCAATGGCTACCAAGGTATATGGATAAGGGCTGGAAAGAATCGGTATCCACTGAAACAGCTGTATGGGCCATCGATCCCGCAAATGGTAGGCAATGAAAAAGTAATAAAAAGCGTTGAAGAAAAAGCGATTGAAACACTGGAAAAACGTATCGATCATGAAATTAATCGGATATTGGAGGCGGGAAGATGAATGCAGATGCATTGATGGAAAACCTGGAATATGCGCTGGCGGAAGCAACGAAGAAACTGCAGCTGCCGACCCAAAAAGGGGAATACACAGCGCCTAAAATTGCCCGCGGGTACCTGCCGGCCAAAAATCCGAAATCCGACCAGGAAGACATACCATGCGTGATTGTACGCCTTTTAGGAGATGAAACAACCGACGAAGATACAACGGCGCAGGTAAAAATTATATGTATTGCCTATTCAGAAGACGACGAGCAGGGGTGGCGGGAGCTTTTGACCATCATGGACCCGATAAAAACATATTTATTGGAGCACAGAAATATCGGGGGTTGTTACCGCATAGGATTGCCGATGAAACGCGACATCCCGGAAGAACAGGGGCCACCAGAATGGTACGGCACATTTACTTTAAACATTGAAATTCCAACAGTACAGGAGGTGAATGAAGATGTCAGAGGATTCCTTACAGGACAAGACGGCACTGCCTGCAGATGAAGTGGTGCAGGAGGTAAAAACGGAGACGCCGGCGGAAATAAGCAGAATATATGTCGGGCCGAATATCCCAAAAGAGGGGCTGCCTAGATTTCGCGTATACAAAGGCGGGCTGCCGGTGCATTTTGACGAGCTTTTCAGCGCATGCCCAGCAGTGAAAAAACTGTTTGTTGATGTAGACAAGCTGTCAGAAGTGCTTAACCTCACCAGCCAAACGGGATCGGCCTATCATACGTGGTACGCCGAAGCTGCAAATTATACAAAAGGAGCGTGAAAAAATAAATGAGCGATTACAAACATGGAGTGTATACCTCGGAAGTCGCCACGTCCATAACAGCACCGGTGCAAGTCAGCGCCGGATTGCCTGTTTTTATCGGCCGCGCGCCGGTGAACTTGACGGCGGACCCGATAGCATATGTAAATAAGCCGGTTTTAGCTTACACATATGCCGAGGCCGTGACGGCTTTGGGGTATACCGATGATTTTACAAACTATGAGCTTTGCGAAGCTATGAAAGTGTTGTTTAAACTGTACGCCGTCGCGCCGATCGTGTTTATCAACGTCATGGACCCGACGAAGCACAAAACAGCGGTGCCGAATGCGCCAATTTCGCTCGCATCGGGGGCGGCGGTAGTTGACAAAACTGGCGTTTTGCTGACGAGCTTAAAAATTAAGCTAACAGAGGCGGGCGAAGACTTGGCGAAAGGCATGGACTACACCGTGGCTTTTAACGACGATCATAAACCCCTGATCACAGCACTGCCGGGCGGGGCGCTGGATGGAAAAACGACTGTATTTGTGACGTATGACCATCTTGACCCGTCGAAAATTATGGAGGCAGATATCATCGGCGGCGTCGATGCAATAACCGGGGCAGCATCGGGCAGCGAGTGCATTGACCAGATCTTTCCCAAATTGGGACTGATTCCTGGGCTCTTAGCTGCGCCAGGGTGGACCGAAAAACCGAGCGTTGCGGCTGTGCTTAAAGCAAAAGCGACGTCGATCAATACGCTGTTTAAAGCAATGGCTGTTTGCGATGTTGATTCGACGGCGGCCGACATTTATACAAAAGTGTATGAATGGAAATCAAAAAACAACTATACAAGCGAATTTCAGATAGCCTGCTGGCCGAAAACAAAGCTGGATTCGGAAGTCTATCGTTATAGCACACAGCTGATCGGCTTAATTTGCTACACGGATTCAAAAAACGATGATGTCCCATATGTATCACCATCGAACCAAACGCTGCAGATCAATGGCATCGTAAACGAAGAGGGCAAAGAAATCATCCTGGGGCCGGAGCAAGCTGCATACCTCAATGGAAAAGGGATTGTAACCGCCACAAATCTGATGGGAGCCTGGAAAGCGTGGGGGAACCGCACAGGGATATATCCTACGTCTACAGATCCGAAAGATGCATGGATTCCGGTGCGCCGCATGTTTAACTGGATAGGGAATACGCTAATCATGACATATTGGCAGAAAGTCGATGCACCAACGAATAAACGTCTGATTCAGACCGTTGTTGATAGCATAAATATCTGGCTGAATGGACTTAGCGCAAAAGGAGCGATTTTGGGCGGACACGTTGAATTTAACGCAACAGAAAATCCGGCCACAGACCTTTTGAACGGAATCAACAGATTCCATGTGTATATTACGCCACCAATCCCGAACGAGGATATGGAGTTTATCCTGGAATTTGATGTTTCAAATCTTGAAAATCTGTTTGCAGCATAATAGAGGGGAGGAAAAACAATGCCTGATATCAATGTAATGCCGGAACGAATTACCGGCTATCGCGCCTACCAAGATGGCGTCGATCTTCTGGGGGTTGTCGACGTGGAACTTCCTAAGATTCAGCTTTTGAGCGAAACACTTAAAGGCGCTGGAATTTTGGGCGAAATTGAAACACCGACGGTCGGCCAGACAAAGCCGCTGAAAGTTAAGATTAATTTTCGGACAACAAACAAGCCGATGCTTAAATTGCTGGAATGCACCGGCCATAATCTTGAATTTCGCGAAGCCGTGCAGAAATACGACCTGGCGGCCGGGAAGCGCAGCTATGACAAAATCCGGGTGGTTGTCAACGGGTTTCCGTCGGAGGGAGAACTTGAAAAGCTGGAATCAAACGGCGCAAATTCAAGTTCGATTGAATTAAATTGCGTATATCTGAAATACGTTATCAATGACGAAACGGTGCTGGAAATTGATAAAATCAACTATAAGTACGTTGTCAACGGTAACGACAGCTTGTCGATCGTCCGTGAAGCACTTGGCTTAATATAAAAAGAGAACCCACGTCATAGCTGGCGTGGGTTAATTTTATAAATGGGAGAGATAAAAATGAAACTGAAAAAAGCAATCGTAAAAGACGGGAATGAAATCACAGAATTGAACTTTGATTTTGACCAGATAACAGGCAATGACATTATTGCCGCCGAAAAAGAGGCCCGAATGATGGGAGACAAAACGCCGGATACGTGTTTTTCGAAGATATTCCAGGCGATTATCGTCGCAAAAGCGGCGGATAAACCGATCATCGTGGATGATGTCATGGATATGAACGGGATGGACTTTATTGGTGTAACCACGAAAGCGGCCAATTTTTTATTCGGCTGGGCATTACCCAATGCCCAGGGAAACAGCTAAGAAAGACCGCTGCCAATTTAGCACGATGGGAAAAAGTAGCCTATTGGCTATCATTGCCGCTGCAAGAATTTTATGACTGGGTGACTGATATCGTAGAAAATGAGGAAGAAAGGAGGAAACGCACAAAATGAGCAAGTTATTTCAGATCCAGCTCGAAATTGCTGGACGGATGGGAGCTGGATTGACGAGTGCCTTTTCTTCCGTTTCTGCGCAAATGCATTCCCTGGGCGCTCAATCGGCAGCGCTGCGGGGAAATTTAAAATCACTGGACGCCGCTTACAACGGCGGAAAAATGAGCGTCGATGCATACAAACAATCGCAAGCCCGCTTGAAAGCACAGCTGGAACAAACCCAGATGGCACAATCAAAGCTAAAGGCCGCACAGGCAAGATATAACGAATCAAGCCAAAGGGCAGGGGAAGTCCGGGGGAAAATCATTGATACGGCAATAACTGCAGCACCGATGATCGCCGCGACGAATGCAGCAATAAACTTTGAAACGGCCATGAATGGCGTCGCAAAGCAGGTCCAGGGCGTACGCGACGACAATTTGCAGCTGACGCCGACGTATTACACGATGCAATCAAATATCATGGCTCTAAGCCGTGAAATGCACATATTGCCGACCGTGGCTGCTGATACAACAGCAGCGGCCGCGCGCATGGGTGTGCAGGGTGAAGAAGCCTTGAACGATTTTGTCCGGATGTCAATACAGATGGGGATCGCTTTTGAAGGTTCGGGGGATCAGATTGCCGAGCAGATGGCAAAAATCGCGAATATCCGGGGGATAAAAATTGACACCGAAGCCGGCCGGGAACAAATCAGAGACCTGGCGGACACGGTGAACTATTTAGACGACCAGACAACCGCGAAAGGCCCGGAAATCATAGAAACACTGCAGCGTATATCCGGTACAGCAGCACAGTCAACATTTACCAATAATGATCTGGCTGTACTGGCCACGACAATGATTGACCTTGGCAAAACGCCGGAAATCGCAGCGACAGGGCTAAATGCACTCATGAACCGGATCGCAACGGCCCCGTCACAAGCAAAATCTTTTCAAGCGGCACTCGACAGTTTAGGATATAGCGCAAGAGAGCTGCAAGCGTCGTACATGTCAGATTCGAAGGGCACAATTTTCGGGCTGCTTGAAAAAATAAAAACCTTGGATACGGCTGGACAGGCAGAAGCATTGACCGGCCTGTTTGGCGCTGAATACCAGGATGATATTTCGGCACTTGCGGCGGGAATGGATAAACTGAAAGGAAACTTTGATTTACTCGACGATGCTGCGCGCAAAGGAAGCATGGAAAAAGAATTTCAAGCTAAGATGCAGACGACACAATTTGCAATCGAGGGCGTAAAACAAGCGGCGGCAGAAACCGGAATATCTCTTACGCAAGCCTTTTTGCCCAGTGTGCAAATGGTCGCGGGAGAATTTCAACACGCTGCGCAAAGTTTGCTTGCATTCCAACAGGAAAACCCGGCACTGACAAATGCAGTAATGATGTCGGCAGCCGGCCTTGTAGGCTTTAGGATTGCATGGCTGTCGGTATCTTTTGTAATGGGGCAGTACAAAGCACAGGTCGAAGCAATTCGCCTGGTAATGGCAAGCCAAAACGCGCAATGGGCAATTCAGCGAGGCAGGATGCTGCTGTCGGCGGCGGCTACAGGGACCGCAACAGCGGCACAATGGAGCCTAAATGCTGCAATGATGGCAAACCCTGTCGGCATAGTAATTGCCGGCATCGCCGCTTTGGTCGGGATTGGTTACTTGTTATATCAAAACTGGGATACCATAACGGCGTTTATGGGCAGTGCATGGGAAACGGCCGGCAACAAAGTCGAATCAGTAAAAGCGAGCATGGTCGCCGGGCTTGATGCCGGGTGGACGAGGATAAAAAGCGGCGCGGCGGCAGCCGGCAATGCAATCCTAAACATTCCGGGGGCGATTGCCTACGGGATAGGATATGCAGTCGGATACCTTTATACTGTGCCTGGTAAAATCAGCGTTTTTGTATCAGAGACCGGCGCAATTTTAATGCAGCTGCCGGAAGAGTGCATGACGGCCGGTGCAGCATTTATTGCGGCGACTGAAAGCTGGGCAAGCAATGCCTATACGTCAACAGTGACCTGGATATCGACAACGGTTTCCGAGGGTGGAGCATACCTTATGAATTTGCCATCAACATGCGCAGCAGCCGGGGCAGAATTTGTGGCGGCTGCTGAAAACTGGGGGAGCGAAGCATATAATGCTGTAACAAACTGGATTGGACAAATACCAAACGCAGTATCAAACTATATCTCAAGTGCTTGGCAGAACCTTAAAGCAAACTTCACGGTTGGCGTATCAGCGGGGAGCGGCGGGGAAATTGCGTCGAATGCATCCGGCGGGATTTATGGCAGAGGCGCGTTTTTGACAACGTTTGCCGAAGAATCGCCGGAGGCGGCTATCCCACTTGACGGATCAGCGCGAGCAGTCAGCTTATGGCATCGCGCGGGCGAGGTTTTAGGCGTCAATGGCAGCGGAGGTGGAAGCGTCATAAATGTTTCGTTTGCGCCTGTAATAAACGGCGGTGGCCCGGAAGTAATGCAGCAAGTCCAGGAGCAGCAAAGCAAATTTATGGAACAGCTACAGGACACGCTGCACCAGAATGCGAGGGTAAGCTATGGCGTCTGATACTTATACGACGAAACAGGGCGACATGTGGGACATGATCGCCTTTAATGTTTACGGGGACGAGAGAAAAATGCATTATCTTATGGATGCGAACAAAGAACATGTTGAGACAGTAATTTTCCCGGCCGGAATACCTTTGACAGTGCCAACATTGTCAACAGTGCAAACGGCCAATTTGCCACCGTGGAAGAGGGCAACATCATGATTGCACGTAATACAAGCCTAGACATTACGTATGAAGGAAAAAACATTACCGAAGACCTGCGGCCGCATTTGAAAGGCTGGACGTATACAGATAATTTGTCTGGACAATCAGACGATTTGCAAATCACGCTGGAAGACCGGGACCATTTATGGATGGGGGCATGGTATCCGGATCACGGTGCAAAACTCAAAGCGACGATGAAACGGACAAACTGGACAGCGGAGCAAACAACGAAAGAGCATCCGCTAGGAATGTTTGAAATTGACGAAATCGAAAACAGCTATCCACCGTCAGAAGTAACGATCAAAGCCCTGTCGGTATTTCAAAGCACGGCGCTGAAAGGCGAAACAAAAAATCGTTCATGGGAAAAGACAAAGCTGTCTGTCATTGCGAATGATGTCGCCGGTGGCGCGGGGATGGAACTTTATTATGACGTGGAGAACGATCCAGAATATGAACGCAAAGAACAGACAGAAGAAGAAGACTTGCCGTTTTTGCAGGGGCTTTGCAACGAGGCCGGACTGGCGCTGAAAGTATCAGATGCCCAGATAATTATTTTTGATGAATCAAAATACGAGCAGGAAGATCCGGTAGCGACCATTGATTTTAAAGAATTTCAGATCAAAAAATTTCGCGGCCGTGGAACAATCAACGACACGTATCGATCAGTCCGAATATCGCACCACAGCCCGAAGGGGCGCGTAAATCAAGAGTATGCATATACACCACCGAGCCCACCGCCTACAGGCCGGGTACTTGTTATACGGGAACGCTTTGACAGTTTGGCCGAAGCCGAAAGAAAAGCAAAAAAAGCGCTGCGGGATAAAAATTCGAAAGCCTGGTCCGTCAGCTTGACGATCCTGGAAGATGTGCCACTTGCGGCATCGCAAAATATCACGCTGAAAAAATTTGGCAAGTATGATGGGAAATGGATCATCACACAGGCGACGCATGGACAGAGCAACAGCGGCGACGAAACGAGCCTGCAGCTGCGCCGGTGCTTGGAGGGATATTGATGGACAACAAAACAAAAAACCTGTTTAGGATCGGGATTGTTTGCGATTTGGACCCGCCAGGGCAGCGCGTGCGTGTGAATTTTGACGATTTGGGAACGCCATCACCGTGGATGCAAGTGCCGGCGTTCGGCGCAAACGGCGACGATTATTATTGGATGCCGGAAATCGATGAACAAGTGGCTTGCTTTTTCATGCCGACCGGGAATGAGGAAGGATATGTACTTTTCAGTGTCCGGGGCGATGCGAATGCGCCCAAAGCTGGCGATGCAAATAAACGGTATATCCGTTTTAGAGACGGCGGCCTCATAGAATACGATAAGGGATCGAGTACGTTGACGATCGAAGCAAAAAACATTGTCATAAAAGGCAATATTGCAATGACCGGAAAAATGACATCAACCGGCGGGATGGTATCTGCTGGTGACGTTGTTGCCGGCGGGATTTCGCTGGAAGGGCATGTCCATGACGGAGTTGAATCCGGCGGCAGCAATACAGGAGGTCCACAATGAGCATCGGAGTTTTACAGGGAAAGACCGATACTGGCGAACTGGTGCAGGTAGTTTTCGAAGCTTATTACAAAGCCGAAATATCCGAATCAAAACAGATGGGGAATGCAATTGCAACAAAGCTGACGGGACTATCAAGCGCCGCACGTTATAAGTCGGGCATAAATATAAAAATATTGACCGTGGACAATTTCCAACGGTCGGGAGAAGGACGCTGGGCAACACATGAAATAATCGGCGCAAAGAACAAACCGCTGAAAGAATTTTTAGGACCGGGATTGGAGAAGATCACATTCTCGGTTTTTTTGTCGGCAAGTTTGGGGATAACCCCGGAAACGGAGCTGGAAAAGTTGCGGAAACTGCGGGACAGTGGCGTCGTTTGTGATTTCGTCCTTGGCAGTAAGCCAGTGACAACAAACAGCTGGATTCTCACATCGTTGTCCGAAGATCACAAAATCAAGGATAACAAGGGACAAACAGTCCAGGCAGTTGTGAATGTCAGCCTGGAAGAGTACGCGAAAGGGGCGACGACAAGTGGCTGAATATGATTTGACGTTATCCCCGAATTTGACAATCGATTTTTTTGCTGCCGGGGATGCCGAGATTTTACAAAACGTTGCAATGGTTTTTGCCAGCGTTGCCAAAAGCTGCCCGATGGCAAGGAAATTTGCCTGGGATGGCAGCGTCTTGGACAGGCCGCAAAATTTGGTGCAGTCAGTTTTTGCCGCTGCTATAATGTCAGCCCTGGCGGAATACGAACCACGCGCAAGCCTGGTACAGCTCGCGCCGACTGCTGTCGATGATGGGACAACGACATGGAAAGTAAGGGTAAAAATAAATGAGTAGTTTGAACAATTTGCCGGATATCACTTTTGCCGAAAAAGACGCGGCGACAATCGAAACGGAAATCATTGAACAATATCAAGAGACATCCGGGACAACGCTGGCGACCGCTGATCCACGAAAAAAATTGCTACAGTCGCAAGTCCCGATCCTTGCCGGCCAGCGCAGCGCCATCGATAAAGCAGCAAAAAGAAATCTTTTAGCATATGCTGACGACGATTTCTTGGATCATATCGGGGTAATGGTGGGCTGCGCCAGAATAGCAGCTACAACGGCCAATACGACGCTTAGATTCACTTTAAGCAAGTCGCGGACAATCAGCACATTAATACCGATGGGAAGCCGCGTGACAGCTGGCGACAATGTTTTCTTTGCGACGACGGCGGACTTACTGATCCCGGCCGGGGAATTGACGGGAGACGTCGGGGCAGACTGCTTGAAAATTGGCGAAGTCGGGAACGGGTACGAAATAAACTCGCTGATTACCCTGGTTGATCCGACCGCCTACGTTTCGGCCGTAACCAACATTACAGCCAGTGAGGGCGGGGCAGATGCCGAAGACGACGAAAATTTCCGAGAACGTATCCACTTGGCACCGGAGAGCTTTTCCTGCGCGGGACCAGATGGCGCTTACGAGTATTGGGCAAAAACCGCGTCGAGTTTGATTATCGACGCAAAACCATACAGCCCGACGCCGGGGTGCGTTGATAT